CTCAAACATGCTTGAATGTGCATATCTTGTAATTGTTCTTGGGGTGTTTGGGGTTTCGGAAAATTCTTTATCGAGATTTGCCATCATTGTTGAATCGGACATGTATTTTTCTGCAACTTTAAACAGCGCAGCGTTTTTCTTGTCCTTTAAGTTATTCTTTCTCTTAACTCTTTCGGAATCATTAAGAGCATCAACAATAAAATGGTGAGACCATTCATGTCGTATTTGACCATTGATGGAAGCATCCATTACTGGGTCACCCATCTTCGGAAGGGCGCTACGGCTCTTCATTGCTGTAGCGTCAGGAGTATCACCGTTTGCATATATTGAATTAATTACAGACGGCATAAACGACATACTGGTCAAGAACGCATCAGAAACAACTCCAATACTCTCTGGCTGGTCACCCTCTTCAACGTTCATCTTTGACATGATTGCTCTTTCGGCACTATCAGTCTTTGCAACGATGATTGGTAAACCAAACGTCTTGACGGCCCATTCAAATTTAGGAGACTCTTCAATTGCTGATTTAACTATGTCTTTTATTCTGGAGACAGTTTTTTCAGAAAAGTCAATACTGTTTTCGGGAAGAGCAATCCATTTGTCAAACTCGGTCTTAAACTTTTTTTCAGACTTTTCACTGATTGAGTCAAGCCTGTTTGTTTTTTTCCAGATTTCAAAATATTGCTCTTCTGACTCTGGGGTGGCCATATCAACAATGCTTTGAATGTTTGCTCGTGATGGTTTAAAAGGCTCATCAGGAATTTCTTCTTCTATGTTCCTGACGTATGCGTCTTCCATCTTTTCAGATAGAGCTTTAATTTCTGTCCTTTGTGGCTTTTCGAGCTTATTTAACCCGGAAACCCTGTCGGATAGATATCTTCTTTTTGATGGTTTAGAACCAGCAACTTCTCTAATACCCTTTTGGCTAGGCCATGGCTTGCGTCTTGCCGCACCGTCTTCGGATGTATTTTCCATGAGAGATATTCTACTTTTAGCCCGAGCAAGGCCAGTGCAACTAGTTGTTGCGTTGTTTTTTGGTTTTCGGCTTATGTTCTTTTAAGCGAGTGCTGCAAGCAAGACATATTTCTGCCCAAGGGTAAAATCTTCTGGAGTTTAACGGGTGAGGGCAGTCCAGGGACTCTGATGCGGTTTTGTTTAGTGAGTCACGAATCCATGCGGACAGCGTTGTCCCGGACTTTTCGGCAGCGTCTTTCCACCTATCACGGTCATGCTCGGAAGCCCTAATGAGTACTTGTTTGTCAACTGTCTCACCATTGGTTGTGGCTGGGTTAGCAACAGACATGTCCTTGTTTTCTTCCATGACCTTGTCAATGGCTTCCCTAATATCTTTTTCTTTTGCCATTACTGCTCGCGATTCTCGATAGAGAGGATTTCTTCTTCATCTTCTTCATCTTCTATTTCTACTACATCTGCGTCGATAATATCCCCACCACTGAGAAGTTGTCTAATCATCTCTGGTGGAAGTATTCCTGAAGCCCCCATAAGTTCAAGCAGCTTTCTTGCTTCGGACTCTGGGTCAAATTTCTCGGTCTCCCCCTTGGCCGTAGCCCCTGCGAGCGTTACCTTAACTGGGTCAGAACTTGACATGTTTGCGTCCATTTGCACATTGAGGTTTACATGGTCCATTCCGAGAAGCTTTGTTCTTCTATCCATAATGGACAAAACCTGCTGGATTGCCTTCATGTCTGGTTCTACCGACACTTCCGAGCCGTCATCCATTCGTACTTTACGATGTTGCGTTAGTGGCCATATTGCCTGCTGGAGGTTGTCGAGCCTTTCAAGCTCCATCCTTAAAACCTCAGGGTAGGCAAGCATTGCCTCTTTATTGAGTTTTTCTAGCTGTCTTTTAACGGCGTTAGATACAACACCAGAGCTAACGCCAAAGCGTCGTGCTATTTCCTGTATAGAGGTTCCAGCCTGTCGCATTTTAAATATGCGGGCATCCCTCTCCGAGAGAAACTCTCTTGTTACAGGCTTGTTGCCTCTATCTTCTGCCATTTCGTGCGCCTATTCACTTTTGCTCTCCTGAAACCTTAGCAAATTCAATGACCTGAAACGGGAATTCCTTGCCACGAGTGATTTTGGTTGGCCAATGTCGCTCGTCACGAGCACCTCTAAAGTGCTTCACGTCATACACATACGGCATAGAAGCAGTAAAGTCCGGAGTGAGAGAAATACCAAATTCTGGCCAACGAGACCACACTGCGGAGCCAAATGGTCGCAAGTCCCTAGTTGACATACTGCTACCGAGTGGGGCGTGGTGCTCCATCCAGAGCGCACATCCGTAAGTGGTTCTCAAGTAGTCAAGGTATTTTGCAACCTCAACCGCTACCGATTCAGAGGTTCTACCGCCTGGGTCAACAAACGCTTTATACAGAGGTCCGATAACAACAAGTTGAGGTTTTGTCTTTTCAATGTGTTCTTCAATTATCAGCCTGTCCGAAGCTTTTAACAAATCAAGACCGTCAGGTTTGACGACGAGACTTCCTGTTGGGGCAGTAACCCTTCGGTGCATCTTTGCCCTATTGGCTGCTGCTGCTCCGATGGCTCTTGATGTTCTGCGAATAATTCTCTCAGGGTTTTCAAGGTCGATAGTAAGCGTTCGCACTTGGTCCATTGGTTGATACGTGAATGGGTGGATACCCCACATTGAACAAATGGCGACCTGTCGTGCAAGCATTGTCTTTCCAACACCTTCAGCAGCAACAACAATTACTCGTTCGCTCTTCTCTAGGAGGCCTGGAATAATCCATTCGTAAGTGTCGTCATCCGTTTCGGCAAGAAACTCCTGCCACTCAACGAGCCTCCCCGGGTCTGGGGCTTTATCCGTAGAAAAAGAACTAATTATTGTGGATGCTTTTACTATTTTCTGAAGAGTGTTGAGTTCTCCGTTGTCCAAGATTTTAGAAAGCCTGTCAAGGATTTCTTGTCCCTTGTCTTTTTCTTGTTCTATCTCTTGCTCTACTTCTTGAATCTCTTCAACAAATTCAGAAGGTTCAAAGTACTCAAGTTCATCTAGCGAGTGTCCAGCCTGTATGTGGTCGGTAACGTCTTTTGCATACGGACTAATAAATATTGTTGCATTACACCCTGCCTTGCGAAGCTGTTCACAAACATGTATGGCATGCGCTTTTCCGACAGAATCGTTGTCAGCAACAATCTCGACCGTTGCCCCAGCAAGAGACTGTGTATTTATGTCAAGCCACTTGCCTGCACCTCCTGGTGCCGTTGTGGCAACAATGCCCATGTCCATTAATGTGTCTGCGTCTTTTTCGCCCTCTACAAGCCAAATTGGGACATCTGCTTCTTTGGCCTGAATGATGTATGGAAGGTTGTAGAGAATCTTGGGCGTGTCACCGAGGGAATAAACCCAGTCTCCGTTTTCCGATGGCTTGCGCTGTCTAAATGTTTTTGCGCCCCACTGGTTAACGTATCTAAGCTTTTGGAACAAAAGCGTTCCATGCTCATCAAGGTAGTCGTACTCTTTGACAAGAGTAAGTTTTTCTTTTTCCTGTGGGCGTTCTTTTTTCTCTATCTTCACAGGGTATAGGTCTGACGGCTTTAGCCCCACAGACGAACAAATCTTCTCTACTCCGCACCCATTGCCTCTATGGCAGTGAACCAGCACTGTTCCGTTTGCATCTTCAGCAACTGATAGGGATGGGTTTTTATCGTCGTCTCTACATGGACACCTGGCTTCCCAACCAGAGGAAGAAGACTTAACGCCCACAAGGCGAGAAAGAAACTCTTCCGTATGTTTAAAGTTGGGTTGTGTCATTGCGCATCCGTTTCACGCCAACCGTTAAAGTCGCCGTTTGCATTTCTAGTACCGATTCCTGGAAAGAATATACGAGCATCTCGTGAGAGCCTGATACTTCTTGCTGCTCTCATCTTGGCTCTCTGTAGTTCAGTTCTGCCTCCCCATATTCCGTAGGGTTCGTGACGAAGCGAATACTCAAGACAGTGTTCAGTTTTTTCGCAGTCTTTGCAAATTATTAAAGCCTGAGCAGTGTTTCGCTCATTTGTTTTGCGTTCTTCCCTCGTTGGGGACGCTCCAAAAACCGGAAACCACATATTGGTATCATGGCCTTTGCATTTGCCGTCTCGTGGAGCTTCGTCAAATTTGTCGGCCATTGGGTCCTCCGTTGTAGGTTACGATTTGGTTATCCTACCGACGTCAAGGGAAGAAAGAAATACCGTTGCGTACTGAATTTTTAGTTCTTGGTTTTCAAAAGTAGAAATAACATCTACCGATTCAAGAGAGACATTAAACTTTGCAGCTATTGAAGCCCTGATGCTATTTATGTTGGATTCTTCAGACGACGAATCTTCTTCCATATAAGAAACAGAAGAACCAAGTTGCATCATTTGCTTGCCCATATTGACGGACTTAAAACACCAAGCGCAGGCCAGTGCTTTTGTTGATGCTTTTCTTGGCCTAGCCTCGACGTGACCGCATGACAATAAATGCTCATAAGAGACATTTCCCCATGCGCCAACCTTTTTTACCGAGATGACCTTTTTGCGTGGTGATTTACGGTGTTCCGTAGTCACTAACGCCTACTTCTTGCGTCGAAAAATCCTCTTGAAGAAGGAAACTTTTTGGATGCTTTCAAATGCTGTCTCAAGCTCATCTACGATGTCGTTGATTGCAACTGAGATGTTATCCACAGTCTTGTCCACAGCTGTATGGATAGGTGCAGTGTTGAAGTTGACCCTAATATCAGGAGTTGATGATGTTGTTGACGTACTTGTAACATTGACAACCGGAGAAACTGCTTTTACCACTTTTTCGGCAGTGCTTTTTGGAGCAGCCTTCTTTGTGGCTGCCTTCTTCGCAGGGGCCTTACCGGAAGGAGACTTCTTTGGAGCAGCCTTCTTGGTGGTGGTTTTCTTAGCAGTAGCCTTCTTTACGGGGGCTGACTTCTTGGGGGTTGACTTTTTCTTCTGTGTTGCCATAACCGACATAATAGCCACAAGAATCACTCCGTAGTGGAAGTCCCCTGGAAATACCTAAAGTGTGATTATTATTGCTTTGTGGAATCAAGTTACGACAATAATTTTAGTAAAATTGCGCTGGCAATAACGTCTGCCCAATTGGCTAAAAAGATGTCCGTCAAAGAGTTTGGTGTTGGCGAAGATTTGACCTTTAATTTCATGGGCTGGATAGATGACAAGCTGGAAATAATATGCCAGATGAAAAAGCCCATAATGGACCTAGAGCACGCTGAGAGGCTTACGAGGTCAGGACAGCTGTGTACCGCCCTCCGTCGATATTGGGGCGTTACGGACCTAACCATGATTGCTGAGGGCTTCTGCTCAAGGGACTCCAGCAGGACAAAAGGTCTTGATTTGGCAAAAGTCTATGCAGAGCGGGATAGTGACGTTATGGAGTGCATAACGGTGTCTCACGCCTCTATAACCAACGACAAGATGTTGAGCGACCTGGTAGCCCTGCCGTACAAGTACTTAGCCGACAATGAAATTGAGTGGGGAGAAATTCTCACCTACCCAGGAAATGCTGACAAGGTATTGAGAAACTCTAGTTTTCCTAAAATGCTTAGAAAATCACTATCAGAACCGGTATCCATAGAGGACCTTCCGGACGATGCTTATTTTGAATTAAAAGAAGCTATTCATAATAACGGATTTTATATACAAGAACTTCCTGAGTGATAAAATAAATCATGGGATATTTCTATGAAAACTCTTCACCCGGAGATGGCCCCCGAAGGCTGTTTAGTGACACAACTGTGGTTGGAGCAGATAGACAGCCATGCATTGTGTGTGGACACATTACTGGAGACTGCACTGGCGACTCTGGTCCTCCGATAGTTATCTATGGTCAGGGCTCTAGTGAAACAATCATTGATACCCAAACAATTCTTGTTGAGCAAGACATTTTTGAAGAACGACAAATAACTCCGTTCACTCGTGCAAAAGTTCTTTTATACAAAAAAGGCAAATACATTCCTTACAGAGAAGCAGAACGCCTCGGTTTAGTCGAAAGACCAAAACTTCCTTAGACACTGGACTCTTTTAGTATTTGCCTGTAGGTTACAATAGTAACTCCCACCTACCCAAGGCATATTGAACAGGAAAAAAATGAGCCATTTAGAACAACTATTCGTCGACTCTTACGCAACAAAGAAAGCCCCTTGGGGATTTAACGGACTAGGAGAAATTGTATTTCTTCGCACATATAGCAGACAGAAGGAAAACGGTGACAACGAAACTTGGGCAGAAACTTTACAGCGCGTTATTAATGGCGCACTTGACATTGGGGTACCGCTTACAAAAGATGAAGCAGAGACTTTATTCGACCACTGCTTTAACTTGCGTTGTTCTTTTTCGGGTAGGTCTTTATGGCAACTCGGAACACCGTTAGTAGAAAAATACAACGCTACTTCTCTTAACAACTGTTACTTCACAAACATTGAGAAGGTAGAAGACTTCGAACTTCTGTTTGACTATCTCATGCTTGGTGGAGGCGTTGGTTTCTCTGTTGAGCGTTCAAAGATTCATGACTTACCAAAAGTAAAGATGAATGTTTCTGTTACTCACGAGCGCACCAACGATGCTGACATTATTGTTCCTGACTCACGTCAAGGATGGCGTCGTCTTCTTCATAGTGTTTTGCGTTCTTATTTTGATACTGGCAAATCTTTCTCTTACTCCACAATTTTGATTCGTGAATTTGGGGCACCATTGAAGACCTTTGGTGGAACAGCAAGCGGACCTGGCGCGCTCGTTGACGGCATAGAAGACATCTGCAAGGTGATGAAGAATCGTGAAGGAAAGAAACTGAGGTCTATTGATGTATTGGATATTTGCAACATTATTGGTCGCATTGTTGTTTCCGGCTCGTCACGTAGGTCGGCGCAAATAGCAATGGGTGACCCTGATGACGTTCTTTTCCTTCGTGCAAAGAACTGGGCATCTGGAAACGTTCCTGCTTGGAGGGCAAACTCAAACAACAGCATCTACGCAGACCACTTTGACGAAATCATGTCTGAGCTATGGAAGGGCTATGACGGCTCTGGTGAGCCATATGGTTTGCTTAACCGTCGTCTTGCCCGCACGATAGGTCGTCTTGGAGAGAAGAATCCAGATAACTCAATTGAGGGTTTTAACCCATGTGCAGAAATTGCGCTTGGTGATGGAGAGTCGTGCAACTTGGCAACAATCTTCTTGCCAAACATTGAGTCGCTTGAGCAGTTCAAGGAAATCAGCACGCTTCTTTATAAGGTGCAAAAGCAAATCACTCGCATGAACTACCCATACAAGAAGACGACAGAAATCGTTAGCAAGAATGCTCGCCTTGGGCAATCTATTACCGGCGTTCTTCAGGCTTCAGCAGAGCAGGTTTCATGGCTTGATGAGGCGTACAAGAACCTGCGTGATTTTGACGAGGCCTATTCAAAAGAAAAGTCTTTTCCTAAATCAGTAAGACTTACTACGGTTCAGCCTTCAGGAACACTCTCTCTTCTTCCTGGAATCACTCCAGGTATTCACCCCGCTTACGCCCGTCATTACATTCGTCG